GGCTCGTTCTGTCTTTGATTTATTCACTAAAATTAGATTAGAAGCGTCTGACTGAGCTAAGACGGTGATAACCTCAGAGGGCATCCCTAAAGCAGCATAACAAAAATACTCTGCATGAAGGGGTCCAAAAGACTGAGATTGATCAAACATCTTCTGATCTGATTCGAGAATAATCAATCTACCTTTATACCAAATTCCTGCCAGAACATCATCACCTCCGGCAATGATGAAACCTATAGCGACGAGGGGATCTGACTGATTCATGAAAGCCAAAGTGTGTTGCCACCACTTGGTTAAATCATGATCTGTCATTCCGCTAGCAAAGGTAATTTTAATATAATAATAGTAGCCAAATGATTCTATACGGTGGAACGGACTGTCCCAAGAAAATAGTTTACCCATTTTCTTTTGAAGAGTGTATACAGAAGGACCGCAATAAGCAGCTACCAATGGACTAACATTGTATATAGCGCGAGGTTTCATTTGCGGTTGACCGGCATCTCCAAATTTCATAAGCAACTCGTCTAATTTGGTCATAATTTTCGTAGTTGCAGCGGCTTTTTCGACCATAGTATGCCCATATCTCTCTATATCTTGTAGAGCTTGCACCATTCGTTTCCGTTTGGTAGAGTCTAAGTGAGCCAACCACTCATCGTTAGAAATAATTTCCAGGGGGTCCCAGAAACCAATAAGATAGGGAACTATCCACCAATAAACCACAGGATCGTGGTGTGTAGACTTAAATTCAGCAGCATCTCGCCAGGAAGGATATTTAAATATACGCTTCCAAGCTCTCTCCTGAATATCAGGGAGCATAGGGGGCTTAGCGAGAACGCGAGCTTTGACCACGGCTGATAAGTTAAAATCACTTCCTTTAGGACTAAAAGCAGGGACATCAAAAGCTATAATACGATAGTCATAAGTACGGACTGGGGCATCATAATCTTGTTCAAAGACAGCCAAATCCCCTTTAATCAATAAATAAGGATTTTGCTCAGGGAAATCACAATGAGCTTGTTGTCTAGGTACGGCTATTGAGGAAGGCGGCAAATTCTCCACGAAAGGTTGTTCGGACTCATAAGAGAGTCTTTCTTTCCAAGGAGCGACATAATAACTATACTTAAAAATTTCCCATTTCTTGGAAAACCAATAAGTTAAAGGATTTTTAAGATATAGTATTAATCCAGCTAAAAGAAGCCAAAGAGCTTTGCTTCTTAAAGAGCCCGGACGAGAAGGCACGTAGGAACATTTCCTTTGAATGATACAACTTAAATTCCAGAGAAAATGAATAAGCACTCCGGTTTTATAAGAAGTAGAAGCAGCAATCGCATGCATCATAGCTGTGGGCCAATACTCAAAAATTCCAACAAAACCGAATTTTTGAATATTTTGAATCCATTCAAAGGCTATAAAGAACATAGGGACCAAAGGATGTACGCGTTTGATCAATTCTTCATAGAAGGGACATATTAATGCCCACGTGTCAGGACGAGTCCAGGGTTGAATTTGCAGACTTTTATAGTCTCGCGAATCACGGAGACTGTAATCCACCGCTTTTACGGCTTTGGGAAGGTCATTTGTTAATAATTTGTCTACTATAGGGGGAATAGTAATTGTTGTGCATTTGGAAATGCAGTTATTTAGTAATGTTACAACGGGTGAAAAATCAAATTTCCCCGGAGTTAATTTGAGTGTACTTGCTAAAAATTTACGGAGCAAAAACCAGAAGACCCAGCTATATTTAAATAAAACTAGGAGCAAAAGAACATAAAACCACTTAGGCATGCCAGAGGGCGGGGCTCCGGTGCCTATAGTGGTAAGGGCTGCATTATAGACACCGGCGACAGAGCCATAGGTGAAGTTGAACGCGTGAACAGAGGTCGAGCCATGTTCGAGTTTGTAGGCCCACAAAGAGAAAGCTAATTCTTCAATAGAGGGTCGATCTTCTGGAAAGCAATTGTAATAGGCCTTAGCCTCTTTATTATTATCAAATTGCTCTCGAATTTTAGTGGTAAGTTGCTGAGTAGATAACTGTGTGATCATTTTTGTGCTCATAAAGGCGGTTAATGTATTCCACATAGAACAGGGGACCATATAAGATCGTTTAACTGTATAGAACTTATGAAAATAAGGGACATACACAGGTAATCTTAAATATTTGGCCGCCCCTCCTAAAAGAGTGGGAGCATAATCAGGCAATTCATTGCGTAACACAGTTGACTTTGCTGGGGGAGGAACTATAACACTGGGAACAATCATGCCGCGAGCAACCACGGTAAAAACGACTACTTTGACTTCGCCGATAGTTTCCTTGACAGCCCAGGCTAATGTGCCGCCCAGGAAATCTTCATGATCTTTGACCCACATCCAATCCAAAGGATCGTGATCGGAGTAGGTAGCTGAATTAAGATCAGAACGGAAACGAATTTTACCTGAAGGAGTTTTCTTCCAGGCTGATTCAGTGTGAATAATTCCGACATCACCTTGAAAGTAATGTCCCACCCAAATAAGAACACCCTGGGCCTTGCCCAAAAGGATGTCATAAATATATTTGGGGGTTAGAGACCCGAGTTCAGTCTCATATACATCTACCATTAGAAATGCGTTAAATTCTTCTAGCTTAGTAACATTTTCT